GTTAGCTTGCTGACCAGTTACCTGACTGCCGGTGGCCGCACCTGATTGCTTCGCATACAGACTTTGGCCGGTGGTGACATCAGTGTTATATCCCTGTTGGCCTTGATTACCGAGGTTCGCTTGATTAGCTTGCGATGCAGCGGTGCTGCCACCGTATTGAGTGGTTGAATAGTCCGCTTGAGTCGTCGGGACATCGGCGGCCTTTCCGAACGTGTCGTGCGCCCAGTCCCCCACGGGGTTGTCCATGCTGCCAGTAGAGTTACCCTGACCGGGAAGAAAACCGGCGGCATTCTTCTGTGGGGTGTATCCGGGGGTACTTGTGGTCAAGTAATCGCTATAGGACATTAGGACCTTACCGTTGATTGGGTGCGTTCCGTGCGTGGCTTCTGGTCGATCTCGATGACAAATCCGACGAACGATTCGCGTGTCCACTCGACGCGCATTCGAAGCGCTGATGACTTGATGAACTTGGGGGCCACGCTTGAAGCAACATATTGTGAAGCGTCCGTAAACTCGTGCGGCACATCTATCGGATCGGGCTCGTCGTCGCCACGGTTCGGCGCATTGAATAGAGTCAGCGTGACCATTGGATTGCTCGGAATCGTGCAATTTCCAGCTCCAAACATCAGTGAGATACGCGGAGTCGCTCCCCAACCCATAAGACCAAACGAACTGATGTTCGAAGTCTCGAGCAGCGGAGTCCAAGGGACAGTGCCATCGGGTCCCGTCGTGATGATTGCACCGTTGTTGCAGCCTTCATAAATCAGATTTCCGCTCACTATTCCGATGAACAATGAGAAGTTCTCGTCCGTCGCATTCTGCAGCGTCTGGGTTGCTGCAGGCAGATGAGCAACGCAACCAGCGATGGCTCCTGTAAGGCCCGGGCTAACCCAGTCAGTGTCGAGCGACCATGCTTGGATGCGTTTGTCGTAGACCACTGGCGGTTGCGTGTCGCGAATGAAGTGGATGGTGTTCTTGCTCTCGTGTGCGATCACTGCGGTGATCCAGCCGTTGGGCAATCCCGTGCCGACGTCGCCCATCAAATCGCGAACCTTCTCGCTCCACCAAACGACCTGCAGTGTCCCACGAGTGAGCAGATACACTCCGCCGTCTTGGCCTTGAAAAAGCACGCCCTCCGGGATCTCGAGGAGGGATCTCGGACTATGGCAACCGAACGAGCGCGAGATGCACCGGGGGGCGTCAAAGCTTCCGTTGGCTCCCGTGTCGTCGGGTCCAACTCCGTAAATTGCGTAGATGCTTGTGCGGCAGAATACGAGCCACGCATCGTCCAGCTGCGCGACTGCTGTGACGTCGTCGTCTACGTCGTAGTACCACTGCGCAGAGCTAGGGTGAGGGAACGCTACGCCTTCACCGGCGTAGAATAATTTAGACCAGCGGACGCGTCTTGGCAACTCAAGGCCACCGACGATCACACGGTCGCGGCCCTTCCAAATCGTTCGGCATGGCGGAACACCGTAGGACGGGACAATTCCCGATATGCCGCCGCCGCTACCCTGCGTGTAGAGTATCGATGCGACTTGCAGATCAGCGTCTGACGTTGTGTCAACGAACATGTTATTGCTCATTGCTCCGAGTCGGTAGAACACCGTGCCATTTACTAGTGTGCGGTAGATGATCCACTGCGAAGTATTCGCGTCGATTCCTGATATCGTTGGTAACGGAGTCGCTTGAAATATCACATTCGAAATGAAGTACGGACTCACGATAGTAATCGAAGCAGGCGCGCTCGGTGAACTGCGCAGTACTCTGCCTTCTGAGTCTTGGATCTCGAGCACAGCAACGTAGAGATACGTGCCAGCAGCAAGCCCTGCCCCCGATGAGGCAGCAAGCGTTGGTGCTGGTGGTACGAATAGACATCCAGCACTGTCGAGTCGATTGCCAATCGATAGCGGCAAACCGCCGGATACCAAATCACCAGCTTGTTGGTACGATTCGAGTGGCGAGTGCTGATACCCCGGCGAGAGTAGGCCGAGACCAGTAACCGTCGCTGGATTGTTTGGCAGTGCCCCTAATTCAATCGACACAAGCTCGCTCGCCCACCTGACAGCAGCAGTGCCAAGCCCTGGTGAATTGGTATTATTGAGCCGAGATTGCCCAGCAATCAGCAGAGCGCTCGTCTCCTGATGATCGAGACCAGAGCGTACGACTGCGAACGCATTGGGCGAAGGTTGTGCTCCAGTTGAGCCCCAATAAAACTGATTGCCGTGCAGCGTCGTGAGCAACTGAGCTCCATCGGCCGTCACGCTCCACAGTTCCGACGCTGGGTCACTCGTAGGTCCGTATTGGCAAGGGACCAGTACTCCCTGCGTAACCGATGTCAGCGACTCGCCAGGCGCACGAGAAAGTCTCCCTCTGAGTGCGCGCCCCGTGATCGGTCTGACAATTGTGAGAGCAGGCGTCGCAACATTCATTGTCCAAATATTGGTTGACACCAGATCGGTAGTGTTCTCATAGACCTGGAACGCTAGCCATAGATTGCCAACTCCAGCGCCGTTAATCTCTGAGATGGGCTGCGCCGGAACACCACCGAACGCAGAGTGTAGTCCTACGTCACTTCCGAATTGCTTTACGAGTCCAGGTAAACCGTATTCGTTGACATACAGAGTCATCTGAGTGCCGGTGCCTACCGGACCCGAGCCGGAAAATCGAACCAGTAGATTGTTCACGAAGCAACATGAGATTAGTCCCGGCTGCGCACCAACTGGTGAAACCGCCGGAATATCTGCTGCTGGGATCACACCAAGCGTACTGAACACGCTCGTGCCATCCCACTTGTACACGTAGATCTCGCCAGTCGTAAGAACCACTGCGCAATATTGGACACCCGAACCGGAGAGACCGAAGTTTTCGTCAGCCCACACGCTGAGTGTTGTCGCTGACCCTGGACTAACCGGAACGCTGAACGAATCAGTTGTCGCGTTGTATCGATACACTCCGCCACGAGCGCCAATGAAGCAAAAGCCCGCCGCGTAGTATTTCGTGCGGTCCGGTACTGACGAAACGCCAAATTCCATTTCCTTGACGATCTTGCCGTTGCGCCAATACGTGAGCCACGTGTTGTTGGAAATCACCAACACAAGCGCCGGATCTGTTGTGCGAACCATCTGTGGCGTTGCGTTGAACAGAGCATTCGTTAGCAGAGTGTGTCTCTTGGGCGCCTGCGCCGGGCTCACATACTCGTTGCGAAATCTCCAGCCGTGCACCGGGTCGCGGCGTATCAGATGCGTGCTCCACGTCGTTCCGTCGTTACCGCTGACCACAGCCCAATTGCCGGCAATGGTCGAATAGCCCAGTGCAACTAGGTGCTGCGTGTCATTGATGAGTAGCGGGTTCGGATCGTATGCATAGCCAGGACTGACCGTCACTTCACCGGGCTGGACGAAGCGAGCGCGCTCAAGACGCCACACGCGCGGCTCACCGAGCGCTATGGCTACGCTTTGGTCGATGCCCCCTTGAATGGGGATGGAAACGAGTTCACCAGCCATTTACCACCAGCTAGCCCCGTCACAGATGAAGGTTGCTTGTGATTGCGCGGAGTAGTTGAGTGATGCAGCGCCTCGTAGTTTTGCATTGAGTGGGATGATTCGAATCGTTGACGCGTCTGCAGAAACTACTGCAATCTGCGCGCCGTCAAGTTGGGGGGTAGCGCTGGGTAGGTTCACGTAAGCGCCACCTGAAGCCACCACGAAGTCCCAGGGCTTCGCTTGACACGTTGCTCCGTTGGTTACTGTCACGACATTGAAACGGTTGCTCTTATCGTTGTCGAGATCGTCTATAGCGTCACTGGCAGCCTTCTCCACGCGTTGCAGAGTGAGCGCCGTGTTGCTCGGAGTATCGGTTTGCATGGTGCGCTGTTGCCTCATTTTCGACATTAGAATCCTCTGCGATAGCGGTATCGGTCCGAAACTTCAAACACATCGCGTCGCCGCGTTGGGATGGACAGCTCGCGCGTGATGGCCTTGCGAATTGTAGCCTCAGCTTGCGAGCGTTCGTTTGATACCATCTGGTAAAGCCCTTGCGAATCATTGTCCCGCACCACGAGCTTCAAGGCCGCGTCATAGATGAGCCAGTCGAATCCCGTAGTGTCGAGCGTAATTCGCGTGTTGTAGTCGTCCACAATGTCTAGCGCCGGCATGCCGTAGATTCGAATCGGGTATGCGCCGTCTCCAAGGTAGGGCATCAGGACAATGCGCAGTTCGCCATCCTGATCTGGAGTCGTTGTTTGACTGATCGGATCTGCTGAGTTCCAATTACTGAGCGCGCCATCCGGGACATTGAAGCCTTGCCCAGTGAGAAAGAATTCCAACGGGTAACGCGTGTTCTGGTAGTTGACCCAAGTGTCCGCGCTGAAAATCGTTTGGCGCGGTACGTCGTACCATCCCTGCAAATAATTAGCTTCGATACGCCTAAGGTGAGTGAATATCTGAGTGGCGTACGTGTTCGTTGTACCGACACGATGAGTCGATTTCAGTGGGAAACTGCAACCGTAATCGAGAAGCACCGGGTTAGATTGATCGAGTACGTAGGGGCCACCAAGGAACATGCTCGAACCAGCGTCCGTCACCCATTCGCGCAGACGCTGGTACGATTCGATCAACCGACGTCGAATAGTCTCGGGTGGATGCCGATTGCGAAATGCAGTCAAGTCCACCCGATCGGCAATGTCAGTCGTCAAATCGCCCAGCGTGCGCGCCCAGACCATGGTTTAGTCCTTATCCTCGTCACGGTCCCATTGCTCGTCGAGACCTTTCCATTCTTCCAACGCGTCAACGAGGGCGTCCTCGTCATCAGCCTTCACGGCGTCCAGAATCTTGCGGGCGACTCCGCGAATTTCTTCTTTGTCATCGCCTTCAGACTCTTCGTCGTCGTCGTCCATCTCTTCGTCGTCAGGCTCTTCGCCTTTCATGCCCTTTTTTCCGGGCCCGAAGATGAGCGCTAGTCCGTCTTTCGCCATCGGATTATTCCTTGTGACGCAACGAAAGGTTGAGGTGGATAACGTCACCACTCGCCGGATCGGTTGCGGTTCCCGCGGCGTTTGTGGTGACGATTGTTGCGGTTCCAGCGGTTGTGTTCAGCGCAGTGATTACGACATTACTGACCGCTTGAGTTGCTGATATGATGCAGAAATCTAGATCGAAGTCTGCACATGGCGGGTATTTTAGCGCGTAATTACCAGTACTGTTGCGGGTGGTGCTGATGCTCGGATGGTCCGCCGAGTCAGTGGGGGCGCCTGATGCTCCATAGGTCACCACGTCACGTGCGTACGTCCACCCCGAGGATACTGTTCTCGGGTTGTAGCTAGCTTCTAGTCCTGCCGAGCTGCTGAGTGTTGGTGCTGCCATTGCAATACCTCAAAAACTTTCTCGCCAGCGTGGTGAGCCCCAATGCGAGGCCCACCAGCGAGCAATGGAATTAGACTGGGAAACGACCGTTCCAGCCAGGGGCCTTCACGACGAATGCCGGGTAAGCGGCAATGCGGTGCTGGTAGTCGTTGGCTGCAGCGGCGCGGACGATCTCGAGACCGTCTTCGCGGATGATGTGTGGGAAACCGTCGATGCTCTTCATTTGGATGCACGAGCCATCCTTAGGCATCGTCAACGCGTAGCCAGTCGAGAACGGGCAAGCACGGTCACCAATGACATTGACCACGCCACCGCCAGCCGCGAGCGCGATGCTATTGGTGCCGAAACCATACTTCTCGTTGGTCTCGAGGATGCGAATTCCCTGGGCTTCCAGTTCGTCAGCCAGGTCCTGCCACTTCTCTTTGTTGAGCACCACGTGGGTAATGCCCGGCGTAGTGGACCGGTTGTTGATGATCGCAACTGCGCGCTTGATTCGCTTGCGAATGCTCATCCCGGCAACGTCAGCTGCGAGCAGACGGAACCCTGCGAGCTTCGCCGCGTCCAGTGAACGGTCGACGTTATAGAAATTCTCACCAGAGCTCGGAGCTGCCGGAGGAATCCACGACCCGAGGCCCTTGAAGATGACGTTTGGTGTCGATGTGCCACCGAAGTCGCCCTGACGGAATAGGTAGATGGTCTGCCCATTCCACCCCGTCGGAGTGCCACCGGTGCCAGCAGCAGCGTTCGCGTCAGACGTCGCAACGACGAACGTGCCCGCGTTGTCATCGCGAGACATGACATAGCCGATGTTGCCACCGGTAATGAGCGCGTCCGACGTCGATGCGCCGCTGGCGGTCGACGCCTGTAGCGTTGCCCCGATCGGGAACCGAATGATCGCCGTCGGATCGTCCAGAGTGATCGTTCCGTTGCTGGCGTGAATGGTTCCTGAGGCGAGGTATTGTCCCGCTTCCGTGAACATGAGGTAGCTCATGTGCGTCAGGAATGCGCGCCAAATGCCGTCGATTTCCTCGTCGAACCAATTGAAGAACACGTCCTCATTCTTGCGAGCGCGCTTGATGTCCTTGTCATTGATGTTGACCACGCCATCGTAGTCACCATATGGGACGATCCATTGCTTGCCTTTGAAGTCCGAAAGTCCACCAGCTAGTCCCGCGTTTGCTTGTGCAATTGCGAGCGTTGCTCCGATGCCCTCTGGATTGCCCGTTACGACTGCAGTGGTGAAATTGAGACCGCCGCCGTCGCTGAACTTGGGGACCTCGTCAAGGAATGGATATTGTTGATAGACCTGACGTGGGATCTTGCCGTTGTCGTACTTGACCTTGAGAAAATTTAGAAGTGCTTGAGAAGCCATGACCACCTACTTGGTGGCGCTCTACCGTCCGCTATTTTCCGCGCGCATCTGTGCACCGAAGAACGCAATGCGTTCTTGGGGTGACATGTCGCGAACATTCGGAGGTGCGCCGCCTTGTCCTCGTGCAACCGATTTGGTTCTCGCACCTTGAGCGGGGCGGGCGCTATGCTCGTTGGTTTTGCCTTTCGGCGTGGTCGCAACGGTACCGCTAAACTTGGTCACGAAGGGTGACCAGGAATGTGCCTCGGACACTAGGACTTTGATTGCGCGTTGCGCTGCCTTACGTACCGAGATGGTTTGATCGCCGTCGAATGCCTTCTGCTGCTCAGTAAATACAGCATCCAGGAATCGAGGCATATTGGCGTGGTCGCCGAATTCCGCGAAGTCTTCGTCCTCAAGCAGTTCGGCCTTGAGCTGCCCCATATATTGGTTGCGGGCTTGTTGCTGCTGCACAGTGAGCTGCTCGTGCTGACGACGCGTGTTTTCCTCATCGCGTTCGCGCTGCAATCGCTCCTGCTCAGCCCGAAGCTTTCGAACCTCTTTTGCGCTTGGATCAAGGGAGTTCTGTACGAGCTGCTTTTGAATCTCGTCGAAGCTTCGGCCCGTAGCGGTCTCAAGGAATCCAATCCAGTCCTCGTCCTCAATATGCTTGACGGCCTTGAAAATTGCAGCTTGCGTCTGCTGCAGGTTGGCGCGTTGCTGAGCAAGAGTCTCACGCTCGTGATTGACCTGCTGACGTTCTTGGGCGAGCGCTTTGCGTGTCTTTGCTTCGGCCTGGCGCAATCGAATGAACTGCGAGTTCTTGGCGCGGAAGTCCTTGGGGTCTTGACCAAGTTCTTTCGCAAGGGCTGCCATATCACCGGAGCGCAATAGATCGAGAACTCTGTCGGCTGCAATCTGCTTGTCAGCGATTGACGCCGCTGGCTTCTTTGCCGCAGCAGTAGTCGCCGTGGTCGCAGCTGCAGCTTCTTCCGCGTCGTCGTCATCCGCTTGCAGCAACTCGTCGTGTAGCTGGCTCGCAAAGTCTGCGTTCTTCGCAGTGGACGCCTCTTCGACTGATGCCACTGGCTCTGTTGCTGTTGCTGCGTTTGGAGTTGCCATTAGCTGCACTCCTTGAGGCTACCGGTCGTTATTACTTCAGCTGCCCATGCAATGGCACTGATCCATGTGCCGCGATTCAGCCATTGCCAATCGACCGCTAGTAAATCGGACTGCGTTGGTATCCAGGGAACAAACGACCCTGTGCCAGTCCTGCAGATGATAGCTTGACCCATGTCAACAAATTCATTCTCACCAATGGCGACTGCAACATCCTTGGCGAGCATGACGAAACATGGCGTACCTTCCCAGCTTGATCGTCGAATGCGGACACCGTCCACAATACAGTTGCGAAGTGCGTGACAAAAGTTCTGTTCGTTGTTTGCCATAGATTATCCCTGTGGTGGAGCGACGGGTCCCGATCCCGCGTTGAGCACGTCGCCCATTTGTTGCAGTGCCGCTTGTGCTGGCCCTGCTTGATTCGTCTGACTAAGAGCTTGCTGTTGCGCGCGAGCAGCCGCCTGCTTGCGTGCGTCTTGCGACTGAAGTTCGTTCTCTGCTAAGTCAAGCCACTGGATAAATAGCTGCCGAATGTTGTCAGGAGCTCCATCTATCTCGCTCTTCATGTACGCCTGAGCAACCTGCAGAATCGCCTCTGGCATGTTGAGCCAGCGCAGTGGTGGAGGCACGAGCGCTATTTGCTTGTCCTCGTCAAACATGCCCGACTGCAACTGTTCGTCGGTCGCGTCCAACCATCGCTCGATGTAACAGTCAATGAGCTCACGCTGGTTGGTGTTCGCGTCTGCTGCGCCGTGTACGTCGAGAGTGAGTTGCGTGATCGACAGATACGTTTGCTGCGAGATCATGCCTGCCCCTAGCAACTCTTCGGCACGCTGCAGCCTGTCAGATGGCTCGTTCTTATTGCCCGACACTGGGCGAATTTGCATGACGTACTGGTCTTGTGTGAGCGAGATGTCTTTCCAATTGAGTTGTTTGAGAAAGCTTCCGCCGCTCCATTTGACTTCGAAGTTCTTCTTTTCCTCTGCGATCATGTGCACAGCATTGATCGCGAGTTCCGCCCACAGGATCATCCAATTTTCTTGGGCATGAGTGAGCACGGCGAATCGATCCGATTGAATTTCGGACACCGCGCGAATAGCAACACCAGACGTAATTCCCGGCTCCTTTTGCCCGTGAGCAGCCATCTCGCTGACACCGGTGAGCTCATGCGTCTTGCCGTAGAACAGATTGATCCACTCGATGTGAGCCTGACCGAACGGTTCTGCGTTGACCGTGATCGGAGGCGTGGAGCCTTCGTACTCGAGTATCGTCGAGTCGCGCGTCTCTTCGAGCTGGCTCTTGTCCACGGTGCCCTGTTGCACCCAATGCGTCGCCATGCCGGTTCGACGAATCGCATCACCCATGCGCTGGATGTTGCGGTTGATCTCGTCCTCCATCGGGGCAATGTCATCGGCGAGACCCATGGTCTGCACGCCAATGAGCGGATCGTCCCAAAACATCGGGATGAGTGGGGGCTTATCGAGTAACCACTCTTCGTCGGTCAATGCTACCGCACCGTCGTCGAGCAGAAACATGTGACGTCCTGGAGCTTCGGGACCCGCCGCAAGATGCCAGACGTGAAAGCAACGAACGATGTCTGCGTGCATTGGAGTCGTGCGCTGAGATAGTCCGAGTTCGACTTCCAGCTCGATGTCGCTGGACTCGCGCGCTGCTTCGATTTCCGCCTTGTGCTCGGGGTACCACGCTTTTAGCGAGTGCTTGCTGACGGTGCACGTTCGAACCCACGTCGTTGGGTGTCCGTAGCGCGCGTCGCGCGAATCGGTGAACACTTCCCACGAGAAACACGGCTCGGTGAGCACGCGCCCCATGTCGTAGTCAGCGTCCACCTGCGCCCAACCGATTCCAAAAATGCAGCAATCACGCAGTCGATTGACGCGCAGAGCGTGCACCGTTGGGAATTTTCCGCAGTCCTGCAGGGCGAGAGCGTCGATAAATTGATCGAGCTTTTGACCTCGCCGGCGCACTGTCCACGTCGCATCGCTTGTGACAAATTGGAGCTTGGGTTGTGCCACTGCGCCAATTCTTGACTCAATGGTTTTGACCAGCGACTTCGTCAAATTCCAGACCAGCGGCAAATCGTCGGCAATCTGGTACTTGTTGCGCCAGAGCATCGGGTCGAGGCTGGCGCCGTAATACCGCTCGATTTGCCTCCTGCAGCGCTGCCTCTGCAGGCTCGACTGGTCCCAGAGCGTCCGACAGAGCGAGTGGGCTTTGAGGGCCGCTTCGTTACCGTCTAGGTCGAACCACTGGTCTGGCACAAGTCAGAGTGGTGCGCCAAGTTGTGCCAATTGTCAATGGTTACGTGGCGCAATTACATTGGCACACAAAGAAAAACCCCGGCACCAGCATGGCACCGGGGCTTATTCGCCCGACATGGTGAGGCTCGGAATCTACTCGAGTAACTTGGTCGCGTCAACCCAATGCTGCAGCGGTCTGCCGTAATTCCACGACCACATGCCGACGCCTGCGCCAATCGCGTTGTTTCCGCGCCCGCCGCCGGCGTGCTCGATTTGCCTGAGAGCGTTCGGTTCGCTCAGGCAGAATTCGACGTGGTCATTGTTCTTGCCGTCGTTGGCGTAATGCATCAATGCACCTGGTGGTGGCACTTCGATGGTCGACGTTGCACGAACGAGTGCTTGCTTGTCGCGTGCAATCTGCAGCACCCAAGCCATCGCCATTCCTATCTTGTAAGGGCCGTCGAGCAACTCGTGCTGCACACCAACCTTGCGCCATACCGCCAACGCGAACATGGCGCAGTTCGTTCTGATGAGCACGTCCTGCTCCGGATCATCGCCAGGAAAGCAGATGAGTTCCGCTAGCTCATCCTTGCGATTCGATAGTGAGCAGCCGACGTAGCTGTTTACGATACCGACGATTCGTTGCTGATATTCGTCCATCATGCCACGCTCGGAAAAATTGAATCACCGTCAGTTGCCATCATGGATTCCGCGTGCTCAAACGAGATGTAGAAATATCCGTCTTTGCCCCACGATGGGCCCCACGAGTTTGCGAACTTGAGCAGTCGCGCTTCCATGTCGCATCCAACGCACTCGATGCAATGCCCACCACGTACTGCGCCAGTGGGCTTCACAAGTCCATTGCCATCTGGGCTGTCGTAACCCTCGTACCAATCCCAACCAACATCACCAGGCCCGCTCTGCAGCGCCGTCAGGATATCGGTGAGCGAGAAGGCATTAGCGAAGCTCTTGACAAGTCCGAGTTGTTTGCACGCATTCCAAGCGCTCGTAGTATCGGTTCCGGTGTCCTCTGTGGGATAGGTACCTGGGATACTATCGAGTTGCGTGGCCAGCGTGTAAATCTTGACCGCTTCTGCTTCATCGAATTTGTTCGTGAATGGGGCCGTCGAAAGTGTTCCGGCGGCTCCGTTGCCCTCGCATGAACCAACGTCGCCTTGGTCGAAGATTGGGACATTGCGCTTCCATTCGATGGTCCTGATGGCAGAGCGAGGCAGCGAACGAACTCCGTGCTGCTCTCTGCGCGGGTCAATCGATACGTGTCGCCCCAGTCGCTTGCCGGGTACGATGATCTCAGGTTGCAGTCGAACTAGTTGGCTCATGGATACCTCGACAGGATGTTGGGGTCAGCGCACATTTTGGTTGCGAGTGTCTTGATTGTGATTCCCTGCTGAGCTGCAACATTTTTGAGCGCTACGTCTTTGGATAGCGCAGCAATGCAGTTCGCTGTATTGCCAGGGGATGCGCTAGCCCCACCCGTAGCAGCCTTGCCGCCGGTCGCCAGTGCACCGCCAGTGCCAGGAGCGCCACCGGTTGACACCGAGCCTCCGACACCGGCAGAACCGCCCGTGTGTGGCTGCACTGCTGAGCACGCGTAGGACTGAGTCCCGACCATGACGGATACCGCAACTCCGGAGCCTGTTGCCGTCACGCCACTGGTCGAGCCGCAAGCGAACGTGAGTAGTGCGCTAATCGTGGCGCGTAGAAATCGGTTCACTTTGTCACCTTGTGTTGCTCAACGATGGTGTACGTGTTCTCTGGATGTAGTGCAGATTGCTTCGCTTGCTCAGCTTGAATCGTGCTCAGACCTGCGCAAAACAGTGTGTCAGCCTGCAGTGGTTGCACGTGGAATGTGACCTCGAGGCAGTACGGAAACTGATCTCCATTGCTTGCAGTTGCGGCAACGAGTTGCGTCGATGAACACCCAGCAAGCAACACGATAGACGCTAGCGTGACTAGCGTGGACTTGGTTGCCGTCGTCGCTGTCTTACCGTTGCCGGTGACATCGAAGTCTTTCATGACTAGCCCGAGAGCCATCACGACAATGCACATTGCTACCTGTAGCCATTGAATTGGCGTACCGTTTTGGTACGCCGTTAGAGTGGTTTGCAGAATTCCCAATGTTCCGAGAACGATAGCGCCTAGTGTCGTTTTCCAATTGATCATGGTTGTTTTTCCTTCCGCCGGTGGCGGTGTAGCTACCGGCGTAGGATGTCACCGAAAGACCATGACGGCAATGAGCACGAGAATAATGGCTACAATGCTCACTTTGCTACCGTCCCGCACTGGTATTCAAACGTTGCGTCGTCACCTGGAGTGCACCAAACAGCGCAGCACGTAGTCCAGTGATCGCCCTGGTCAGAGGTGGAGCACCATGACGGTTCGCCTGGCGCTGCACCCATTCCGTCCACGTGATACACGACGTCTCCGTACTTGGAGCTACAGAGTCCCGAGTGCGCAACTCCGCACAGCTCAATGGTGCACGACACACCAGCGTCAGTCTGCTCGAGCGTTGTGCTGCTCGGCGCGTCCTCAGTACCTGGTGTCCCGCAAGCGCTCAACGCGAGTAGAGCCGCCAGTGCAATCGCGCGCTTGATGGTCGATTCGATTTGAGCAGCGAGGCGTTCGCACTCGAGTCGGGCGCCACGTTCTCGGCGAGCTAGATCGGTGATGTTTGGTTCGGGTTGGCAATATTGGATATTCATGATTCGCTCTCAATCTGCTGCATGACCTTCTCAAACTCTAACGACTGCTCGTCACAAATCTTAAGTGCCGCATCGACAGGAGCGAGCAGAATGTCCATCGACTCGGTGATTTCGCTGTCGATGCGCGCATCGGTGTACATGTGGATAGCGTCACTGAGCGCCATGACTGAGTCGCTCTTCGTTGGTCCGATGATGGCAAGTAGCTCTTTGGCTCGCAGCACGAGCAGATCAGCGGCGAGATTCACGAGGCTCTTGGCGGGGCGAAGCGTAGTGGTCATTTTTCTGGTCTCCGTTTGCTGGCCCACGAGGGGAATGGTTTGAGCTCTGGGTATTTGGTCATCAAGATACTGAGATACGTCGGACTCACACCGATGGCTTCGGCCGCGTCTGATTGGTAGTGATGCTCTGCGACTCGCGCCAGAACGTAGGACACTGCGACGCGGTGTAGTCTGTGCTCTGAGGGGCACTCGAGGCAAGCACCGAGCGCTACTGCGACGGGATTTTTACTGGCAGTCATTCGCGCACAAGCTCCAATCGTAGCGACGCCTGCGTAACCTCTGCATCGGTTGCTCCAATCTGCTCGGAGTAGACGCACATTGCCATGCGTAATTGATTCAGCGTCAGCTCGGGACACCGAGCCCATAGAGTACCAGCGAATGCACGCAGTACAACGACCACCATCTCATCGAGCACGATTGGCATCTGCACTGCGGAAATTGCCAGCGACTCGCCTTTGTGAGACAGACAGACCACCAGCGCGTCCTCTCCTGTCTTAGCGCGTCGCAACCCATGCGCTCGTAGTTGTTTGTCGATTGGTATGTGACTCATTTTGCTGTCTCCAATTTAATGCAGTAGTCACCTACCTGGCACACGATAGCCGCGTCATCGCTGTACCAGTAGGACGGGACAGATGGCACTCGTGACTCGAGAGCAGCGTCGTACTGCAGAGGTCGCACGACATGGGTCAGTGCTGCCTGCAGGTCACTCTCGTGTGTCACAGATATCGACTGCCCGGATACGATGACAGTGGCCACAATACCGCAGGTAGCGAGCGCCGCTGCAATACCAATCGAGACGACTCCAGAGGTGCTTCGGTTGGTCAGGATGCCGCATAGGTCACCATGTGCGGTGACGGGTGACGGGGATTTGTGGATGCTCGGTCTCAGTGTGTTTGCCATTTTCCGGGTCCTCTCGACGCCCCAAGCCCGCCATTATTTCAGGGGCGGGCGGGGGCGGAATGGGTGGCGACTACTGTGCGTATACTCGGCGGCCGTGGCCACCGACTCTCACGTGACCCTCGGGTTGCTCGGTGGACATCGACTCACCGACTAGATGCTCGTATGCAGCGTCGCTAATCCCTAGGTCCTCAGCGGTCAGGCTCTCGTTGGTCTCTGAGTCGTATAGCGTCTGGGTTTGGAGTGACGATTTGCTGGTGTTGATTTTGGTCATTGTGTCTCTCCCTACTGACAAATCTAGTATGCGCCTTTTTATCGCATGCGCCAACTAATTCGTTAGCGGTCGCGAAGATAGTTCACGGGCCGGTCGAATCAGGTAAACGCGTACACTCGGCGACCATTAACGCGGACGTTGCCTTCGCATGCATCTAGCGACTCAATGACGCCCTCCAGATACTCGGTGAGCGATACCCCGAGGTCCTCTGGAGTGAGGTACTCATCCGTGTCACTGTCGCACAGTGCGGCATACTCAGACGCGCGAATGATCATCTCGACCATGTCGTCGTCCCCAGCTTGCGCGGCTTCTTGTTTCAGGCTTGCGATTCGATTTTGCATTGAATTGGTCATTTGCGTTTCTCCCTGCTTCTACTGCCTCAACCCGGGCCCCTTTCGGGGTGCCGGGTCGGTCAGGCTCTGTTCAGCCACTTTGGCTCCGTGGGCGTACGTGCCGTCTTTCCGTGCTGCCTTGCTCGTCGTTTGAGTGCCGAGCCACTTGGGTTTGGAGGGCCTCGTCTGACCCTGTCAGTTCGTTTCCGTACTGACAAAACTAGTATGGCAGAGATTATCGCATGCGCCAACTAATTCGTTGGTGCTCGCGAAGATAGTTCACGGGGCCGGGATTAGTACCGCCTGCCCCGGACCCTGGCTCGCCTCTCAGCCTCTCGCCGGTGTTTGACGCGCTGCTCCTCCGCGAGTCTGCGCGCTGCCTCCTCCGCGGTCGCGGGAGCATCCAGGATGCGACCTGAGAGTATCTGCGACAGAGCCTGCGGGTAGTGAGTCTCGTAGCCGTGCATCAGCGTGATGAGCGCGCTCAGGTAGTCGAGGCCATTGGTCTCGTAGCTCGTGGCACCACCGGGCAGCAGGCGCGCCTTGCAGCTGCGCATCTGAGTACGTAGCTCTGCGTGCTCGAGCAATTGCACGCGCCGATCTCGTAGCAGCCGGCGGAGCATTGTGAACGCGTCGTGCTTGCTCGTGTTGGACCATGCGAATGACTCGAACGTGAGTTGTTGCTGCCGGAACAGCACCTGCAGTCCAGCCTCTTCGCGTTGGTCGCCCCAGACTCGAGTGATACCGCGCGCTCTGCACTCGCCAGCAATCTCTGCGACGACGGTGTCGAGTGACAGGTCGCGTAGTGACGCGTCGCTCCAACCACCAATCTTATCAGCAACAAGTCCGCCCCGAGCCTCGTGCCCAACCATCCAGGCAAACGCGTCGCCGCGCAGTGAGCTTGCGTCAATGCAGCACCAGCGTCGCAGGTCACCAACAGGTACCACCATGCCAAACGCTGCGTTGACGTCGTCCTGGTCAAGTGCCTGCGAGAGCACGTTGCCTGGTATCGCCGCGTACTCTCGTGCCCACGTGCGCTCATCAGGTTCGAGGAGGTGAGTCTGCTTTTCGCTCAACGTAGGATTGCCCTCCCATGTCGGCAGAAACGCTGTGCACTGGTCCTCGGTGTCTCCGCGATCGTACTGCTTCGCGTGGTAGTCATCCTCGCTCCACGGTGACGAACTCAGTACCATCAGCGCGTAGCCCATCGTCTGCAGTGTCGCTAGCGTTGGTTTGAGTGAGCCGATCACTTCACTCGCCGGGTTCGCGCTCGAGTCCTCTGACTCCCAGCGCGATACCTCATCGCACCACAGCAGCCCGATGTTTTCGCCGACTGCACTGCGCCAGTTTTTTGTCAGCACACGCACTCGGATGGGCGCGCCCACCATCTCAATCTCATCGCCCTTGGCTCGATGCAGCATGTTGCACGCGGTCATCACCGCCGCAATCTGCGCGATTCGATTCGCCGCCTCACCACGTCGCACCGATACGAGGCCGACCACCACGATCTCGCCTGGAGGCAGGTCGAGCCGCGGCAACACCACTCGTATCCACGAGACGATGATACGCGGTGCAATGATGGTCGATGCTCCGACGCGCCTGCCCTTGCGGATCGTGAGCGTCAGCGCGTTCGATTTGCACAACCACCGCTCTAGGATCAAGCGCCATGACTCAGTGAGTCTCCGGTGCCCACGTGACACGAGCGTTGCATCGAGCCCGACCATGGTGTCGTAGATTGCGACGCGCGCTGCTGTCCTCGCCCCTGGACCAGTGCGGAGCCACTTCGCCGGCGGTGTCTCGGGGCGGTCTGGTCTGCCCTGGACCGGGAGCACGCCCTCCGCAGCTAGGATGGCCCTGGCCTCTCTCTTGCGCTGCAGCTTGATCCGCATGCGCTCAGCGAGCTGCGCTGCGGTCTCTATCGGCTTTGTGGGCCATCTGTCGTTGAGCGGGTTTTTGTGTTGCCTGGCGCCACGTGGTGCGGGCAGCGGCGGATCTGGAGCAGGCGGTACTGGTTGCTTGTCCACACACTTCACACTCTTAGTCACGAGCGATTGTTTGCTTCGTTGGCGGCGCCGCTCCCTGCCTGATAGTCCGTCGGTCATGAGTCCAGCATGCTCCAAATTGGGGGTGTAGGCCCGTTGATTCACAACTTGTCCAGCTCGTCCTTGGAGAATAACGGCTGGTCGGTCATAACGTCGTCAGAGTCGTCCTGGTGGCGTAGGTGGCGATGGTTGGTGTTTTCCCCAGACTTTCCCATGAGATTTTGAGATGAAATACTTTGGGGGAAATCGTCTTGTTCGCCACCTACGCCACCTGATGTGTTCAGCCTAACGCCCATCCAGAATCTTCTACCGTGGTGTCCTTTCTTCGTTTCGCAGCCTTTTTGCTCTAGTTTCTTTGCGAATTCCTGGACAGTGATTGGTCTTCTGATTCCTCTGTCCGAACACCAGGTTTCATAATTTTCTCTCAATTCAGACGTCGGGCAGCTGTAGCTCGGGAAGAATTCCAGGTAGTCGCGAATGAAGTCTGCAGAGCGGTCCATCTCGTTTCGATACTTTTCACTGCTGTCGGCCACTGCGTCGCACGTTCCTAGGCCACCTAGCCGTTGCCATTCTAGACAGCCGTCCAGCGCCCACTTGAGGATTGCTGATAACATGGCCGGTCTTGCCATCTGCTCGACCAGTTTTGGGTTCTGCTTCTCGATTGGTATCGTGTGAGCGAACGGGACCCGCCTCACCCTTCTCCACATTGCGGCGTCCTCATCTCTGATTAGCAATGGGTCATTGGCTGCCCAAAAGAGCGAAAACTGCGGCATTATCTCAATTTCGTTCTCATACTTGGCCGCGTAGGTCAGCGGATCACACGACCCAGTCACACTCTTCATCAATTCTTCGTCAATCTTCGAGCCTTTCTTTACTTCTGAGCTCGTTACGAGTCGAACGCCTGCGAGCCTCACAATGTCACCTCGGTTGCCTCCGACGTTGTTTTGTACGAGCCAGGTGCTGCTGGCGACGTTGGCCGCGTAGGTCCCGAACGTGTTGCCCACCACTTTAAGAAACGTGCTCTTGCTCGAGTCTGGAGGGCCATAGAAGAAGAAGAAGCACTTTTCCGTGGTGAAGGCCGTCATTGAGTACCCGACCACGCGTTGTAGGTACCGCTGCAGCCCCGTGTCTCCGTAGGTGGAGCTGTCGAGGTATTGGAGCCAGACTGTCGTGTCAGCGTCTGGATCGTAGCTGGCTCGGCTAATCCGAGTCATCAGCTGCAGGCGATCATGCTTGCCAAGCTTTCCCGTGCGTAGGTCAAGGATCCCGTTTTGGCAGTTGAAAAGCCACGGATCAGAGTCGAATGCGTCGGAGTTGACTGGTATCCCAACCTCGGATTGCGCGAGCATGAGTGCCGCTTGGATGCGCGGGGAGGCCTCGGACTTGTATGCCCAAGCCGCGTAGTCCTTGGCCTTGTTTCGGTCAGGACAGTCGTTGGCGACCTTGTACAGGCTGCGAACCGTCTGCTTCATGAGCCGCTGCGTAGCGCCATCCTCGTCCAATTCCCAGTGGGTGCCGCACCAAAAGTACCACTTCTTCTTGGCGTAGCTGTAACGCACATTTTTGCCGTGCATCGCGACGAATCTCTCGGCGTTGCCCAAGTCAGTGAGCCCCCCCCAGTTCGGGTCGTGCTCGGTGGGGTCGGACGAAACTGCGTCATCGTCGCCGGAGTCGTCCAGTACCTCGCCTGCCCACAGGTCGTCCTCGGGCATCGATGTCTCGCATCGATGGGCTTCGGGTTGCTCGACGTTGCGTTGTGGCGCGGGTTGCCGCCGCCTGAACTCTGGTAGCCCCTCCGCCTTGCGCGCGTCGTCTATCCTGTCCTGCGACCATCCACTGAGCCATTCTTTGCTCCCGAAGAGGTTGTGCCCGTGGCTCGTATGCAGACAATCGATGGTACCGAGGTAGTGGCCGAGCGTGTTGGGCTCGTAGTACCGGCAGGTCGAGTCGAACGGCTCTCCGCTGCTGTGCTCTCTGGCATTGGGGCACGTCATTGACCATACCCCGGGCTCGACCTGCTCACCGAGGAGGCCGTCTTGCTCAAGCAAGCGACCAATTACGCCACGGCCCGTGTAATTGACCTGGCCACGCTCAGGACGAGGTTTAGGGTCCTTTGGCGGGCGCTTGCCCAATGTCGCTGCAACGAGGTCGTCCTCGGGCGTGAATGCTGGCGCGACCCATGTTCCGACGTTGTTAGAGTCGCCCATGGACGGGTAGTTTTCTGGCCGCCCCCCTTCGTCGCGCGTCGCATGTGGAGCGCGGAAAAGTCTGGTCCAATCATGCAGCGGATCGGCTCTGATATCGAAGACTCGCTTGAGGTAGGCGACATTGAGCAGGTATTGCTTGCTCCACTCCTTTGCTGACTCGGAGCACGTGAGCAGCATGGGTTGCTCGAGCACCGCGACGAGTCGATAGCCGTGGCGGGTCTCGTACATGTACACGCCAGGGTGCTCCACCTGCAGCTGCAGCACTTTGACTCGCTCAGCCTTGCGCCACGACTCGGACGCCTTGTGGTCCTCGCCGTCAACGTCAAAGACAATGATCGGCATGACGACAGAGCCGAACAGCTTCTCGATGTGCGGCGACTTCAGTGCGTCACTGCAGAGCCGTCGTGTGCATTGCGGACGTGAGTACTGGGCAAAGTGAACGTCCGTCTTGTAGTCAGTCACCAAAACGTCACTCAATGACTCATACTTTGCGAAACCTCCCTGCTCGTGCTCGGGCCATGACTTGATACGTGCACCTCGTAACGTAGGGACTAGGACTTGGTTCATCACTCGCCTTTGCTCAAACTATCAACCCACGACTGCGTTACTCTGTCTGCCGCCAAAAACATGTGCCACGTAGATGAGTTTCATTACTTTGCTTTCCTTGCTTTCCTTGCAGCCACGATTCTGTCCAAAACTTCGAGCCCAAACATGTCGCGAATGTAAATGTCGATGCGAATCAAAACTCGTTCGAACCCTTGATCGAAGTCACCCGCAAAATTGAACCCTAGTTCACGACATTCGACGTAAAGCCCGCCGCACTTCGTCACGAGCTCGCGACGAACCTTCTGCAGTTCGCGCAACTTGCCTGTTTTTGCCTTGTTTTCGACTTCGATCCAGAGCCCCATGACGCAACCGATTAGGTCTCCACCACCGCGTCCCGGGAATGGGTCATGGTTCTGAACGAGACCGTTGTTGCTCCACCCGGTCTTGTTGTTCCAGAATGTTCCACAAGGATGATATGCCTCATGCAATGCAAGGCGCACTCGCGCGTCGAATTCGGATTCACTCATTGGATGCTCCGATTTTCTTCGCATGGTCGCGCGCCAATGATCGCCAGTCGGTTCCTTTGATTCGATTGCGATAAAACCGATCACAGTCTACGCAGTAGGTGTCATCTACGCTTCGTCGCAAACTGCACTCACACACTTTGCAGACTTGAATCTCAGAAAACTTCATGCGCTGCTGGTGGCAGAACTCGGAGTACCTAGACCATGGTGTTCGAACTGGACGAGCACAACCGCATTTGCAGAGCTTTAATGGTTTATTCATATTCCAGCCTTTCGTAGTCCCTTGCGACGCCAGGGTTTAAATCGCTCAGAAATGGCAGCGTTTTACGTCACCACTGAGTACCTCAAATTCTCGTCGCTTGAGGAATCGCTCTCGGGTGCGTCGAGTGCGCGCGTACCGACACGGTTGGCAGTAACCATCACCTGGAGCTTTCGGAGCGCTCATGCAATCGGGACATAGTGGTTGACACTTGCGAGGTGGAGGATGTTTTTGCATCAATACCTCGAGGGCCATTCGCCAGTAAATGCCTTGTATACAATTTTCGCTTGCATGGTCGGTCCAAACTTTCCTGAGTAAACGCGCCACAAGAACGCCTTTTCCATTTGATCTAGGTCGCGAATCTTCGGGCGTGCCCCGAACTGAGCCTTGTAATCGTTCGCTAACTGAATCACTGACCTGCCTGCCTTGCGATACTCGTCACGCATGAGTTGCAGCGTGGTTTGCTTAGCGTCCTCGGGAGTATTCTCGCCGTCGAAAACTTCGAGTAGCTGCTCGTTGTGCACTTTCACCGGTAGGTTTCGGCGCGGCGTGACGAACCCGCACTCGGGGCACTCACCGACCCAAGCAACGCAAACTGCACCGCACGCTAGGCATTGCCTTAGTCGCTGTACTTTGCAACGACGAATTGCCTTGCCTTCGAGTGAATACTCGCGGTCCTCGGTCGGCAATCCGTGAATTCGATAGTTACCTGCGAGGTCAAGCAATCTGCAATGAGTTTTGCCACTTGCGACGCGGAGACCTCGACCAACGATCTGTAGGTATATACCAGCAGTGCCGCATTTTCGAGCAAGCAGTATGCACGCAACTTCCGGCACGTCGAACCCCTCCGTGAGGATCGCATAATTCCAGATGACTTTGGTGCGACCACTTCGGAATGAATCAATGAGATCAGTTCGGTCCGCACTCTTGCCAGTGACGCACGTTGACGGAATACCTGCCGCGTTGAACTCTGCAGACCATTTCTCGGCGAGTGGGATTGACGGTGCGAACGCGATTGTGAGTGCATCTTCTCCATGTTCCTTCCAGGCTTTCAGTGGGTTAGCCGCGATTCCCTCTCGATCTTCAGGGCCAGAGGTAATTCGACAGGGCACAAGTAGTTTGCGGTCAAGTAGCTCTGAGTAAGTAGCTGCAACAACGATGCGGTCGAACTGCCCAGTGAGCGCACGACCGTCACCACGATAGGGGGTCGCAGTGAGCCCGATGAGCTTGTCGTGCTGCACGTTGGTAGTGATGAGCGACCAATCATCGCTCGAAAAATGATGACATTCGTCAAGCACGAGCAGGTCGTAATGGTGCGCGCTGGGCTTAGAGATTGACTGAATCGTGATGACACTGCGACGCGTGTTTGGTGCCCATAGTTTCAGCGCTGCCCGTGATTGCTCGACTAGCTCGATGCGTGGAGCAACCCAGCACACCGAGCTAAATCGAGCCGCACACCCGCTACCAATTGCCGTTTTGCCAGCGCCAGTCGGAGCCGCCACGCACACCCGATCACTGGTAGAGCATGCGTCAACAATCGTTCGGAATTGGTAATCGCGGAATTGCATGTGATTCAATCAGCCATCGCCATCGCCATCGCCATCGCCATCGCCATCGCCATCGCCATCGCCATCGCCATCGCCATCGCCAGAGCCAGAGCCAGAGCCAGAGCCAGAGCCATAGCCAGAGCCATAGCCATAGCCGTAGCCATTGCCATCGCCATCGCCATCGCCGTCGCCATCGCCATCGCCAGAGCCAGAGCCAGAGCCATAGCCATCGCCATAGCCATAGCCGTAGCCATTGCCATTGCCATCGCCAGAGCCATCGCCATCGCCAGAGCCATCGCCAGAGCCAGAGCCAGAGCCATCGCCGTAGCCATTGCCATTGCCATCGCCATCGCCATCGCCGTCGCCATCGCCATCGCCAGAGCCAGAGCCATCGCCATCGCCATAGCCATCGCAGTATCCTACGAGCGCCACTCTGGTACCCCTTCGATCGATAACCGAGCGGTGCTTGTTACAGGCAGGATTTCGCATGCCCCTAGTAGCGTAGAATCGCCGGTGATAACAACACCGAATTTGCATTCTGCTGGTGACTTGACCCCGAATTGGCTCAGTTCGCTCAACGACGCTGCGCCCTTCCAGTACCACAGTCGCCTAGAATTTCTCAGCACCACCTCGGTTCCTTTTCGCGAAACGAGTTCACCCGCATGCACTCCGGCGCCTGTTCCGCGAAAGATCACGTAGGGCAGTTTCTTTGCCACAGTCTTTTTTGCCACAGTATTTTTAGCAGTCATAATCGGTATCCTTTCAATCCTAACTCACTCGAAATCAATGTCCTGCTCGTCGGAGTCTTCGCCAAACGGGATGGTGTCGTCGATGATTTCATCGTCGGTCTCTGTGTGTGACGGACCGGTCTTCGTAACTTTTTCGAACGCTGTTCCCACCCATGTGCCTACGCCTTCGTCAATCTCAGCTGGCTCCATTGCGCGCTCACTCAGTTGCGTCGGCGGGCAAGTATCAATGCGCAACTCACGCACCGTTGGCTGTGGTCGTGCTTGGTAGTCGAATACGCGTTGGCAACGAGTGAAACGTTCCACCGTGCCTTGCCCAATGTTGATTCGAATCGAGCGGTCCGTTGCAGTGAGCCCGCGAATCTCGTCATTGCGCCGCGCAACTTCAGTCTTCGCTTCTTTGATGTAGTTGTCCCGTGCTTCGGTGAGTGAATCGATGCGCTGCCCAATGTATGAGCGCTCTTGAGACTTCTCAAGCAACTCGGCGTCAGTGAGATTGCACGGCAACAAGCGTTCAAAGTTCTCAACTTTCGGGTCCTTTGGTGGCGGGGGGCCCTTGGTTTTTTTCGCCTTCGCTTCGGCAACTTCGCCGAGGGTTATCCCTTCAGAGCTCACCACTAGAGTTTCCTTTTTTACGGCCCTTGGTAGCTTTACCTTTGCCGCCGTCTCGTTTTTGTTCGTGGGCGTCGTCGTTGTTTTCTTTGTTCGTGCCATTGGCGTCCTTTACGTTGAGTTGTCCCGAGTCGTGAAAGTTCTGCAGTGCGAGGCTGAAATGTTGACTCGTGTTGTTGAGCAGGTTTTTGCCGGTAGTGGTGAGCGATAATGGTCCGCGCCCTTCGTCGGCGTATACCGTGAGCCCGTGCGCAAAACACCAGGCGTCTACCTCCGGATCGAACGTTGGTAGGTCGAGCTCCATAGTTAGTAGCGCATGCAGTACGCGACGATTGGTCATTTGCGTCCCCATATCTTTGCTTGTTCCGCAGTACTCAAGCAAGCAGCAGCCAATTCTAGGCAATCCAATGCACTCATTTCGGTGCACCAAATTCTCACCGCAACTCGCGACTCGCAACGGCGCACTGACCATTTTGGATGATAGTTCTCCGCGCCAGCGTTTTTGATAAATTGATGCTTGCGAATTGCATTCGACGTCACCACACCACCTCGTCAAATGCAGCCGCGCGAACCTTGAGCCGTTTTGCGTAAAGCATCCGATAGCGATAGTCCGGTGGGTGCTCAGACCGCACATGTCTGCCCAACGTGCTCCACGGTACCCCGAGCCACCTGGCGCATGCGCGCAGTCCCCCGCGTTGATTTACTGCGTCACGTAGTAGCTCGGAACCTTGCGTCATTTGTCCCATGGCTGACAATGGTGTGCCGCCGGCTCCACGCTGTCAATCACTTTTTTACTTGACCGCCGCAAACCGCTGCCCCATGCTGCAAATATCAGTGAGGACACCGGCGCAGTTTTGCGTCGATAGGAGTACACGATATGATCATCACCCGACAACTACTGCGCAATTGGAACGCGTGCTACAAAGACGAGCGCATTGCTGAGCTCGTTCCAGATTCAGGACTGACGCCGATTCAGCTGATTGACCTCGAAATTCCAGATGTTGATCGCATTTGGGGAGCGTGTAATGTCTTGGCGCGCTACGACCGTCATGCTCTCATTGCTCTAGCACACAAGTGGGCTGCTGATGCCGCTGCTGCTGCTGCTGCTGCTGATGCTGCTGCTAACACTGCTCGCTGGGCTGCTAATGCTGCTGCTACTAATGCTGCTGATGCTGCTGCTGCTGCTCGCTGGGCTACTGCTAACGCTGCTGATGCTGCTGATGGTGCTGCTAACGCTGCTCGCTGGGCTGCTAATGCTGATGCTGCTAATGCTGCTGCTGATGCTGCTAATGCTGCTGCTGATGCTGCTAATGCTGCTGCTTTCGCTGCTTCTCGCTGGACCGAAGCTCGCAAACAACAGATCGCCGATTGTCGCGAGGCTCTGTTGCGATTGGAGACTGTCACATGATGCACTGCATTTCATACAACTATCCTGAGGACAAATACCGCGCCGACCCCTGCGAGACACCATCACTCTCGCAGTCGATCGCAAAGATACTTGTCAGCCAGTCCGAACGTCACGCTCGCGATGCGCACCCTAGGCTTGGTGGCAAACCATTCCGCACAACTCACGCGATGGACGTCGGTACCATCTGCCACGCACTGATGCTCGGTAAGCCACTGCCCGAGGTTGAGCTGATACCGTTCGACGACTACAAGACCAAGTTGGCTCGGGAACGTCGTGACGAAGCAATTGCACGCGGTGTGATTCCGCTCAAAAATAAGGAGTACGGCGAGCAAGGATCACTCGTCAGCTCGGCTCAAATCATCCGCGAGAAGTTGCGACACATAGGCATCTGGTTCGAGCCAGAACACTGCGAAGTTGCTATGTTCTGGTCGAAAAATGGGTGCCAGTGCAAAGCGAGAATCGATAATATCGAGGGACCGAAAGCTCTCGATCTGAAGTTCACCGAATGTGCACACCCCGACTTTATCGACCGTCAGGTAAAATCAATGGGCTACGACATTCAGCACGCAGCTTACACGGAGGCGATTCGCGAGCTGGTTTCCGTTGACTCCGATGGCCAGGACGATTTCACTCTGCTTTTTTGTGAAACGTCCGAACCGTACTGCATTACCCCGGCGCGACTGTCACACGAAGCGGCCATGATCGGAAAGATGAAGTGGCAGTATGCACAACGTAGATGGGCTGAATGCCTCGCGACGAACGTGTGGCGAGAGTATGTGGAGCCCGGTGCAACTCATGTCGTCGAGGCTAGCACGTGGGATATGGAGCGTGCAGTAGCACGGTTCGGCGGCGAGCCGTTGCCGAAAGGAGAGTCGTTTGTATGAAAAGCCAATTGCCAGAGGTTAGAGTCAGTTCAGAATTCGTAATTGAGATCGGCGCAAAATACGGATCAAGTGTCGATATTGATCCGGAAAATATTGACGAGTTGATCGAGGTACTAAAACACGCCAAGGCATGGGCTAAGGTTTGCCGGTGCTCGTATCCTAGGCCACCACGTCTAGTGCAGATGCCACTACCAGTTACAGAACCTGACTCAGCCGACTCACTGGAGCCGTTATGAACGAATCGTTCCTAGCCGAACAACACCGTGAGTGTTGGGGCGCCCTCGATTTCCTGGACGACCGCATGCAGCCGACAACTAAGCAGGTCGTGATTGAATCGGTCGGTACCGGGACGCCCCCGGGCGGAGGCGACGAGCGCCCCTACTTCATTTGCAAGGGTGACAAGCGCAAGATGTTTCTGAAGAACAGCGCTCGAATATTCATCGCCTACAAGCTGGGCACGAAGGCAAACAAGGACGTTATCGGTTGCGCTCTGAAAATCACGGTGCAAATGGCGCAAAGTCCCAAAGGCGGGAAGGTTTTTTCGATGACCGTCATTGATGCCGTGTACCCTAAGAGTCGTCAGCAATCGGCTCCAGCAACTCAAGAGCAACCGAAACAACGCGAACCGGGAGAAGACTGATGGAAGAATCCAAGAAACAAGAAGTGTTGAATCAACTGCAGAGCGCCGTGATATTGACGCGGCAAGGCGACTGGCTACGGGCGTCGATTGAAGCATTGATAGCCGCAGGAAGTCTCATAGCCTGCGAGATGAGGCAAACCGATATACTGCGCGAGGCGATCCGCAAGACCGTTGTTTGCCCGGGGAGAGACTAAGGCGCGTCAGCAATCAATCCCCACTGACAGCTGATGCGCTCAACGCCCTGAAGTGAAACGACTTCGGGGCGTTGTTTTGTGCGCTACTTGGTAACCACGAGCGGTTGTGGGTTGCGTGCTGCTAGACCCGCTCGCACGCCCAGTTCCGCTCCGTCACGCCCGGCAGCAAATGCAATGTCCGCCGTTGTCTTCTGCGACTTCTGCACCTCTTCTTTTGCCGCATCAACAGCAACCTTGGCAGCAACGGCCGCCGCCGCTTCGGTTGTGTTGCGTGACAACCAAGCCCCGCAGAATGCAGTCAAACCACCGATGATAATGCCGACGAACATCATCCAACGGTTGTCGCGCCGTCTCAAGCCATGCAGCTCGGCAACACCGATGGAGGCGGTGCCAGCCATCTCGAGCGCTGCGCATTTCTGGTCCGGGTGCGGGCACATCCCGCTGGCAACCAGCCCGGCGTGAATGCTCATCACCGCGTCAAAGGTCTTTTTTTGAACGCTGTCGTGTCGGTTGATAGCGTGAATCACCTGCGAATGCGAAGCGTCAGGTGGTAAAATACTGTTGCCATCGGGGGGAGTGAGTTCGGTGGGGTCGGTGTCGTGCTGGTTGTTCATGCTAGCCTCAAGGACAGGTCATCAAAGTAGGAGGTGCCGCCCGAAACTGCTGGGCAATAGCAGGACACGGATACCTGACCATTAGCAGGAGCAATGAATGTTATGCTGAAGTATTGGTATTCGACTCCAGAAGTAAGAGTTGTTGGCCATGCGATTAAGTCTACTGATGCAGTATCTTGTATACGGATACGGCCAGCATTCATACCGTCACCACGAGCATTTCCGTTAAATGTATAAGTTCGATCTGGTATAAGTCCTAGAACTAATTGAGACGTTTTAGTATCAAACTTAGTTCCGGCTAACAATTTACATGCGGCTATGCGACTACTATTTTTAACTACTTCAGACGGTACTAAAGTTCGTGTAATAACACCATCATCTGCGTTATCGGTCCAATACTGATAAGTTGAACTTGCACCTACAATTTCAAAACTTCCATTTGGAAGCCAATCGTATGTGTTTATCTGTCCGTTGCCTTCATTTGTAGTAACGATTTGTTCTAGAGTTAGATTGGAAATTGCTAATTCAATATGAAGTGAGTTTTGATCAGGCATGGCAGTAAAAAGCATGTAGGTTTTTTTGTTGTATTCACATAGTGATATATCAGCTACTTGACCTACTCCAGTGCCAGCGTTAGGACTTCCACTATTTTCTGAGTATCTCGTTAACGAATTTCCTTGAGTTGATTGTAACCAAGGACCTTGTGGAGAATTAGAGTAAAAACGTACAACGTCAGTAGGTCCGTTATTTCCATTTTGACCACACTGTGCCCAACAATAGTAAATATTAGACGATGATTTGTATATATAAGGTCCACCCGCTCCACTAGCTATATTAGGACCGCTAGTAGCGCCTGATATTACTGGGTTACCAGAGTATTTAGTCCACGTGTGTCCGTCGGGCGATGTGGCGAGTCCGATTTTATATAGTCCGCCACTTCCAACATTGCAGGCGTCGTATAGCAAGTACCACGTCCCATTTTCTTGCCAGATTATCGAATTGCCGGCGATGGCGCTGTCCCACTGCCCCAAACTGGGCAAAATAATATTCGACTGATATAGTGTCCATTGGATCCCATCCGGTGACGAGTACAAATCTAGATTGTTTCCTCCGTATCCAACAAGCCAATATGTAGATCCGATTTTGGATACTGACGGACGTAGTGCTGTCGTTAATACTGGTATTGGCCATTTAGTCCAGTTCTTAGCGTCGTAGCTTTCTGCATAGCCGATGAAAAAATTTGCTTCAGCTTGAGTAAACCATGACTTAAAAACATTATCGCCATTGAGAATCATAGGATTGCTGTCATGAATAATGTTTGGTTCACCAAGCCACCTGTCTTCATCCGGGTAGCTAGCTTCTAGTACAGTTCCTTCGATGGTCCATATACCAGGCTGGATAAGAGCTAGTTGTTGCACTTCTAACGGCGTTACTTCTCGATTCATTACAAATGCATGCGCTACAGACCCTTGCCATGTACTTGTAGCTCCAGTCGCGCCAACATGACATTGAGCTGTATTGATTGGTGTAACCATTGGTGTGGTCGCAATACCTTCTTGTAATAATGCTCCATTTAAGTAAAATCTTATTCGATTATTTGAGACTGAAAAGGATAGTGCTACATGAAACCAATTAGTCCCATTTAATGTGTTAATTGGACTTCCAGCTGAAGTATTTCCGGCGGAAAAATATCTACCTACTAATTGGCCAGATCCTTGTTTGATAATGTCAATCACTTCTGAACCAATACTGTTTCCAAATCGCATAAGAATTGGATTTGTTGTCGCAGACCAAAATGCTGGATCAGTTACTTTTACCCAACAACCCATTGAAATTTCAGAAGGATTGAATGCAGCTAGCAATTTAGTGGAAAATAGGCTCGTAAAGGAGACCGGTGCTGATGTGTATGTGCCGCTAGTTTGCCCATCGCCAATGCCTGGTTGGCCTAGCGTCACGCTCGTGTGCGTTCCGTTGCTCACGGTTGGACTGCTATCAATAGCAGCGCCAGAGGCCTCAGCGAGCTGCCAGTACCCGATCAGCGATGAGCCAAACAAAGCCTTGACCTTGTCGGAATACACGCCGACTTGCAGTGGAAGCCCTCGACTGAATTTAGTTCCGGCGCTGTCAGTTACCGTGACTGCGACCGAGCCGTTATTTCGCGCCGTCGGGGTGCCGCTGATGATTCCGGTTGATGCGTTGATGCTGAGACCCGCAGGTAGTCCGGAAGCAGCGAACGTGAGGGGTGCTACGCCGCCGCTTATCGTAATTCTTTGGGTATAGGTAAGCCCAATGGTGCCACCGGCTAGGGTGGTTTGATTTATTCCAACTGATGTTGACGTTACAATAGAAGCGACTGACCAAGAGCTGAGATCGTTATTTAGCCACCATAACTGGTCGCCAACTCTAACGCTCAAACCAGCCACTTTGTATGCCGGATCGTTGAGCAACGCATCCCGGATCGCAGTGGTCGCGCAAACCATGGGGTTTTCGTCAGTGTAGATTGGTAGTGGCATGATTTCCTCCCGGTGCGTTAAGCGTCACCAATTGTCCATTCGGTATTCGCTGAGAGAGATTTTTGTCCTGCACGCTGTCCCCCTATGCCGTGTAATTGCCGGCTCCAATGATGTCCACAATAAGCGCGCAGTCTGCGGGTATTCCGCTGCTGATTACGTTGTAGATGGTTACTGTGATTGTTCCGTTGGCTGCCCCGCTAAGGCCAAATGCAGCCGATACGGTCGAGTTTGATCCGATACACAGACCAGTCACCGCAGTGAGCCCTATGGTGGTCACCCAAGAACCGCCAGCCCCAGTATCGTAAACTCGCTGAATGGTGCCGCGATAGGTCCAGTCGAATGCATTGCCGGTTGCGTTAGAATCTCGACCGATGATTCGCACGCTGATCGAAGCGTCGGAACATCCTCTGACCCCAGTGTCACCAGTAGGGGCCAGCGAGTTTCCCTTCCACTGCGACTCGGTGAATCCGAAACTGCGCGTGGTGTTGTACGGCACCACCGCCTCAAAGTGTTTAGAATGTTGTTGGTGAGTGCCCTCGCTGTTGACGATCAGCGTTCGATCGCTCCACGTCACGTTTCCGTTAGCGTCCGACTGTGCAAGGAACCCCGCAGCAGCACCGGTGCGGACTCGCAATGTAGTCGTGTCTACAGCTGCAGTCGGATTAGTATTGCCGCCAAAACAAGAATTGTATCGCGCGAAAAGATTGCCATTCACATCCAATGCGGCGGCTGGCGTGATCGAATTATGGTTTATGCCGACGTTTCCGCCATTTGGATTCAGTAGTAAATTGTACGTGGAGTTGGTACCGTCAACTCTTTGCTGCTGAATAAATCCAGTACCAGCTGCCAGCACGCCAAACAGCATGCCGTAGTTACCTGCGGTCTCGTTGAGGATTGAGAATTTGCCGCCCGCTGCACCTGGTGACGGTATCGTGTCCACAGACGCATTGACAATTGACACTTGGGTTCTTGGCGAGCTGGTGCCGATACCGACATTAGCAAGCCCCTTAGGATTGAAGCTTAGTGGCAATTCGGTGAATCCGGATCGTCCAGCTTGGATGATGCCGACATTCAGTGCTGTATCTATGGATAGCCCAAGCCGATAGGTGTTGTTGGTTGCGCCTCTCAGGATCAGTTGTCCGGAGTCAATTGGCGAAAGTGCCGTCGCAGCGTCGTGAGTGACGAATACGTGTGATCCGTCGTCGGAAATATTTGAGTTACCAACAGCTGTGTTGCCAACGAATTTAGCCACAACGTTCGGTGTGCCACTGATAGCATTACCCCGCATATAGGTGGTGGCAGTCGCCCCAAATAATGCACTGATAGTCCAACTCCCGCTTCCTTCGTGGTCAATGACCAGAGCACTGTTCGGATCACCGTCCCGAATGCTTAGTTGGTCGCTACTTGGAAGCGTAGCACTCTCGTCAGCATCAGTGAGCAGCGTAGCTCCCAGGAGGGCATTCAGCTCTGTTACCTGAGTCGGGCTCATCGAACCAGCTGCACTCGTTGTAGCTGCACTGATTCCTAGGGTCCTGTTGGTAGAGAGGTCACCACCACCCGTAAGAGGTGCTGTAGTGCTGATGCTCCTCGATGGTAGTACCCCTGTATAGGAGCCTAACCCGTGGATAGAGATCCATTTCACAAGTCGTCCCTGTACCACGAGATGGCCGTCAGGAGTTACCGCATAGCTATCAGGAACCGCGTAGTAGAGATCACCCGCTGGATAGTCAGGAGTCGCGTCAACCCAGATCGAAACCCCAGGAGTTGCGCCTCGGAATGCCTCGAGCGTTGCGATGTCCGCTAAGCCGTCGGGCAAAATGACGACAGGCGGAGTCATGGGCTCCCAAAGACCATCGAGAATGTGCACAATGAAACGCCGCACAAGCTTATCTCCACTATCCGGATCGACTGCCTTGTTCAACAAGATCGAATTGTTGAGCACGCAATACTCGTCGGGAGTACCGCCCTGTACGTAGCATCCTGTAATTGGACCGGCGATAAACGAAGAGCGCCCGTCCGAGCCGATCACGATGCTACCGACGTCTACGTTCCAATGCGACTCAGTGATCAGAGCATCGCCGAGACGCGCGAGGTCTTTTGACCAATCGTGCACGAATGGGATGTTGTCTCCGGCAGCTTTCTCGATGATCGGATCGGGCATGGTTACCACCCAAACGTGAGGTTGTATGCGGTCGAGCCTGACGCCTTTACGCCGACAATCGAGCTCTTGAAAAGTTGAGTGCCTGCGACAATGCCAGTGATCGTGTCATCGTATGTTCCGCCGTTACCGTCTGTATGGGTGAGCACGAGCGCGCCTGCTGTGCCGACGTACAGCCGTCGAGGTGGGTTGCCGCAGAACACTAGGTCCGTGGCAGTAAGGGCAGGGCCAACCGAACCAGCCCAAAAAGACTTTGTTCGAGTGTCGGGTCCACGGTCGTTGTTTTGTGCGATGCCTACTGCGGGAAATGTCATGGTCGTTTATCCTAACTGTGATTGCGATGGAGACTTGAGACCCTTGGAGAGTTGCGGAGCTTTTTGGCCTTGTGCGGGCTTGTTCTGCGCAGCAAGACCCTGCTGGATGATGTCCACCATCTGGTCCGAGAATGCGGGCTGTGCTGCGCCACCCAGGTCGAGTAGCAGCGAGAGTTGCTGACGCGTGTGCAGTGGGATTGCCTTACCCGAGGCGTCCGCCTGAGCAATGCCCTGCAGCGCGCTGAGCCTGACGTCGTCGTAGATTCTCGGGTAAACGGTCTTTAGCGCCTGGACTTGGATCGGACTGAGCTGGCCGCGCTTGAGGTCTCGGATGGCGGACGTTGGATCAACCACCGTGGCCCACGCTTTAGCGAATTTCTGCTGCTCGGGTACGGCAGCGACAATGCTCCTGGACGGGTTCATGAGCGTGGGTCCGCCCGCCTTGGCCGGCAGTAGCGCCTGGAGGTACTGCAGAGCCCTCGCCGTGCCGCCTCCTGCCGCCGCCTGGACGTCGGGAGGTAGCCCCTCGACGTGTGGCCCAACCGATGCCAGGTCCGCGTTAGCGACGGTCGTGGCGCGCTCCTGATAGGTCTCCCGATCAGTCTTGCCCTTGCGGCTCCAAACGTGGAGAGCGGCCGACGTCAGAGCTCGGTTGCGACCGGTGGACGAGACGACCCCGGCCCCCTTCGCAAGCCACGTCTGGACGCCTGCGGTGACCGCGTGGACGCGCTCCGTGGCTCGAGCCATCTCGGATAGCCCGTGCGCCAGAGCCCCCGGCTGGAGTAGTCCTCGGGCAGCTACGCCTATGCCGGCACCAACCGGGCCGCCAAGTACTCCACCGAGCAAGGGCAGCGAATTGGCTATCCCTTTGTTCTTCTCTTCGATTCCGATCATACGCTCGTATTTCTTGGCCAGGTCGGCCTTATCCTTGACGCTTCCAAATCGCGCTTTTAGCTCGGTGAGCTGCCGCTTGGTCTCGTCGATAAGCGCTTTCTTGCCACCCTCCACGCCGTACTTTTCGCCGATGGTGTCAATGAGCTTTCCAGCGTGCTCGATGTAATCACCCATCGCGGTCTCGCTCAGCCAACCCTCGGGGGTTCCGAGCGAACGGAGTGCCTTTGCGGTCTGCGCTGGATCGTTCTCGAAAATGTTTCCGCCGCGAAAGTAATGCTCTTCGCCCGTGTCGCGCATGAAGTTTTTGCCGAACCGCTTCATTGCGCTGATCGCTCCGCCGCTCCAAATCTCATTGACGTCACGTTGTGCTCCCGCTACGGCCTCGCCCCACAGTTTCTCGCTCATCAATGACTCGCGCGTGTTGTCCGCCGCAACCTGCAAACCCTTGGCAATCTCAAGCATGTTGCGCGACTGGTTACTAGAGATTGACCCCGATAGCCGTCGTGTGTCGGTGCGTAAACCTTTGACTACCGTATCAAGTTTTTGCTTGATCCCATTGGCTAGCGACCAGTTATCAATGGCTCGCGTTCCTTCAGTCTGCGACAAATCAACAGCATCTTCTAGTTCGCTGCGCAAGGCGTTCAATTCTCTTCTGGTTTGAGCAGGTATTCGCACTTCTGGGTTGGCCGCTTCGAATTCTTCGATCTCGCGCAGCTGAGGAGCGATGCTCTCGTAAGCCCCGTTCACTAGTCCCTTGGCGGCAGATATTCGTGTCGGTGTTTCAAAGTCCTTACCAGCAATCTCAGCTAGGCTTTCTTTCTTCATCAGCGAATCGCGTACACGCCGCGTAATAGCGTCAACGTTCTCATCGACCTTCGTGATGAGCGGCTGCATTTCGAGCGCCTGTTTGTTGATCGTCTCCTCAAGCCCATGCGATGCAGCTTCGGCCTCTGCGCGTCGTGCGCCAAATGGTCCGACTTCTTCAAGGATTTCTTTGGGTATCTTGCTCGCCACGGAAACGGCGGAATTGTAGATATCCTTGGCGCGTGAGAAGTTCTCCGGGTTCGCGACGGTATCCTCGAGCGCCCCTGCTCTGCCGAACACTTTCGACAGTCCTCGACCCGCAGCCGAAAACACAGTACCCGTACCAGCGCCAATCAGTGCGCCTAATGCACCAGATGCCAACACGTGCTCCGCTGATGCGTCCGGGTCCTCCATTGCGCCGATAGTGCCCAGACCGGCACCCTCAACGCCGGCGGTCACTGCTGCGCGCGCAATTGGGTTGGCAATGGCAGCCCCAGCTTTAGCTGCGCCGCCAGCGATTCCGAAACCTTTGAGGCCAGCCATTTCGCCAGCCATATGCCCACCCATTGCCGTCAATGGATTGGCTTCATGTTCCTTGGCTGTCTGCTCATTGACCGCCCGAAACAATGGCATATCGCTTTGCGTAGGACCCAGCGCCCAATTGACGGGAGCCGACAACCCCTGCGCGAATGATGTGACTGCAGTGCGCGCCTTACCAGCTGCCGATTGACTCTGCTCTAGCTCAGCTGCGTCCTTCTCTGCCTTCGTCAATACCTGCTGTGCAACTGGAGTGAATCCTTGATCGAGATAGTGTTGCAGCTCTTCGGGCGCAACATCGCCGATGTTTCCCTTAGGGTCGGCTAGGACTACGCGTCCGTCTCGATAGGCAAGGTCGGCCATTTATTCCTTCAGCCCCAATGGGCGGAAACCGTTTGCGTTACGCGCAGCTTCGCGGCCCTCGCCTAAATCGCGACGCTCTTCGCGCTTGAGGCCAGTCTGGAATTTCTCCACGCCGCGCCCAGTCTGCCCCGCTCGAATTGCCTGGCCGCGACTCTTGAGGTTTTCGATATACGAGTTGACTGCCGCCGGTGAGTTCCTTGGGCTATTGCCGAGCAACATGGTCACCTCTTGATCGTGCGTGTTGACGGGTCCTCCACCTTCGTCGCCACCAGCGCCACCCTGCGCTCGCGTGTACTTTGCTCGACGTCCAGCCGCCGCCGCTTCTTCGAGCTTCTGGGCTGCTAGCCTTCGATGCTCGGTAGCGTCCGTGTCCCAAATACCCATCCCGCGATTCTGTCCGATCGTAGTGTCCCACGGTCCAAACAAAGGATGGTCGTGTCCTCGTGGCGCTTCCCACTGTCCGCTCTTGCCGCGAACAAATCCCGCTGCCTCTGCATACTCGTCGGCAGCCTTGATCGCTGTGTTCGTGAACTCCGCCTTCTCTGCGATGGTTCCGGCTTGCTTCTGCGCCTCTTCGCCTTCTTTGGACTGGAATTCACGCTCTTTGTTCGACTGCTCGAGTACGCCACCTAGATTGTAAGAGGTTCGAACGCCCCCCGCTGTAGCCTTGCGCGGCAACATATACTGCGCAGCTTCCGAGGTCTTCTGCGTGCCCATTGCCGCTGCTCTCAGATTGTAGTCAGCCTCAGCAATCTGCTTTTGCATCTGGGCTTTTTGGGCTGCAATATTGGCCTGAATCGCTGGTTGCTTCGCGGTTGCCGCAATCTGGCCGAGCTGAGCATCAGCGAGCCGTAGTTGCGATGCGCGTAGGGCCGCTTTTCCCGCTTCGAGTGATCCGTACTGTTGTGAGAGATCAGCTAGCTTGTTTCGAGCATTCGCGCCGCGCAGTTCAATTTGGCGCTGCTGAAGAGCAATGTCGTTGTTGACAAAACGCTCAAGCATCGACGGCCCAAACTGCCCATGCAATCCCATGCCGTAGCCTTGTGCCATTGACCCCAAGATCGCAAAAATGGAACCGACGGCACCATGCTCTGCGAACCAGCGTTTCTGGTCGGGCTCGGACTTTGATGCATCATCGACCTCCTGTAGCAATCGCTGGTGCTGGTCTTGCCAGGACGCTTCTTGACGCGCCTGCTGGGCTTCCATTTGCTGGTGTAACTGCGCCGCGGATTCAGCTTGCGCGCGTGCGGTTTCTTGAGCGGCTTGTCCCTCTGCGAGTTGCGCTCGTGATTGCGCCTCAACCGCTTCCCCGGCGAGTCGTTGCACGTTTCCCCAACGGTCCTCGTCAATGGGCTTGGCGCCTTCCGTGGTGCGTTGCGTGTTGGTGCGCCACGGAAACTGATTAGCCTCGGTGCCCGGTGTCATTGCCGGAGTACCAGGCACCACCTGATTTTTCTTGGCCGCCAGCAGCGTTGGCAAGTCCACGTTGCGACCGGTCTGCTGCAGAGCGTATTGCGCGGCAACATCACGTGGGGTTGCGCCGAGCGCTTGCAGCCCCGCACTCAGCAACGGATTGCCAGACTCACCAGCTTGCGGCGCACCCTGTGGAGGCTGTTGTGTTGGCGCTATTGCTGACGATTGGTTCGGGTTTGCGTAGGGCGCAAAGTCACTCTGGCGCCCGTACAACGTTGAGCCATCGGAAAGCTTGGCGGTACCGGCGCCGGGCGTGTTGGGGTCAGGCTCGAAGCCAACGAGCGAATTAGTCATTGAGTCCTCGCGTCGCGTCGAGCAGGTTGCGTGGAGTGTTCGCGTTCTGATTGACGTAGTTTTCAGCGTTGTTCATATCCTGCATGTTGGCAGGATTGACCTGTTGCTGACTCGCCCATTGGTAATTTGGATTAGCTTGATACTGCTGCGCAGCCGATTCACCGGCAGTGTCTGCCTGCAGCTGCCGGCTCAGTTGAGCTAGGTTCGATTGCGGTTGTCGTTGCGCACCTTGCGCTTGGGTCGATTGCGGAGGCGCTTGATTGCCGAGCGCTTGCGCTTGATGGTAGTTACTGATCGCCGTCTGTAGCGACGATGCCCGAGCCGCGTTGCCAGCCATCTTTCCCGCTGTCGCCGAGTAACCGTGAGAGGTATCATTGTCCGTACCGACAATCCCCCACGGTTGGGATTGCTGCGGCTGGTTTACTTGCTGCGGCTGGTTTACTTGCTGCGGCTGAGCCTGGATGGGCTGAGCCGTAGCTGGGCCAGGCTGATTCTGTCGAAATGGTTGCTGCTGTTGCGCTTGCAGAGGTTGCGACGGCCCGCCCTGCGGCTTCACTCCGGCACCATACGCCGAAAACATCGAGCCCATTCCGGCGCCACCGCCCCCGCCGCCACCCATCATTGAACTAGGATCCATTGTCGTGTCCCTTTCAGAGGAAAGCTAGTGCACCAGCTGCCGCACCAATCATCCCTGAAACACCGGACTGATGCTGATATGTGCTTTGTTGATTGGCCTTGGCGGCATCTTCGTTGATTTGGTTCGTGCTTGTCTGCAGACCGGTTGCAGATTGACTTTCGTTGGCCAACTGTTGCTGCTGCAAGTTGCTGTAGTACTGGTTGTTCTGCTGTCCAGAACTCATAGAGTTGAGCAAGTCGCCACTTGCATTCTGTTGTTGATTGGCTGCCAATTGATTGTAGCTGAGCCCTAGGTTCTGCTGATTCTGCCCGGCACTGGTCATACTCGAACCGATGCCCGCTTGAGCTTGCAATCCCTGCAACTGGTTCTGTTTATAGTTCTGTGTTTCTTGGGCTCTGAGGGTTGCTGCTTGCTGATTCGTTTGCTGTCCAGCATTGGCACCCTGGAATGCCGCCGCTTGCTGAGCCGCAGCACCGCCGCCTTGACCTCGACCGCTTGCAGCCATAGCCATCATGTTGGCTACATTCGTGTCGTTGCCCTGTTTGAGTTGTGATTCTGCGACTGATGGCCCTGCTCCCTGCTGAAGCCAGTTGCCAATTCCAGAAGCCGCCTGTTGTTGAGTGTTCAAACCACCTTGAGCCGTTTGCTGACCTTGAGAGTTAGCTTGCTGACCAGTTACCTGACTGCCGGTGGCCGCACCTGATTGCTTCGCATACAGACTTTGGCCGGTGGTGACATCAGTGTTATATCCCTGTTGGCCTTGATTACCGAGGTTCGCTTGATTTGCCTGCGATGATCCGGTGC